CCTCCCTGAACCAGTTACAGGGAGGTCGCTCAGTTAGAGCAGTTTTATTTTTCTTTCTACTAGTAATTAAGAATACAATAATCTGGTTGAACTGTTAGAGATATATTAACTGGATCATCCCCATCGAAATTTAACTCACCGAAGTTAGCTTCTGTGATTTGGGCTCCCTTTAGAATCCATTCCTCAACCTTATCGCCAACTGGACCAAGGACATTGATTGTCAAATCTTTTTTATAGAAATCAGAATATCCATCTCTTCCCGTTACAGATTCGTGATGTAGTCGAACCCATTCCATTACAGATTGAGCGGCAGATGGAACAATTGGATCAAATAGGGTCATTGATACTGGTCCCCAAACAGAGCGACCTTTTACATATCGTTGAACATTAATGTGATTTAATACTTTACTGTCTTGCGATATGGTTGGTCTACTTACGCCTTTAATAACATAAGTTGGTAATCCATCAACATACATGATGAATCTATTAGCCATCTTAGGCTCAAACGCCTTAAAGAATAGCTCTTGTTCACTTACCAGATTGGCCATATTGTGTCTCCAAAAAATCTTTTATATAAATATTAGGTACTATCAAAAATATAACTTGTTAAAATGATCAACCTTCAGGGAACGTTGCTCCTGTTGGTAAGATGTTGAAATCAAGGACGATGAATTCAGCTGCTCTAGCAGGTTGTAGATAAATCTGACCAACCAACTGATTTCTGTCAATGACATCCGGTGTGTTGTTTGTTTCATCCATCACCACACGGAAAGCGAAGAGTCCCTGTCTTTCCTGAACACTGGCAAGATACGGATTAACAATGTTTAAGAAACGGTTTCTTGTAGCTTCTGTGTTTTGTTCAAACAATAGGTATCTCGAACTCGATGCGATAAACTTCTTAAGTGCAATCAAGAGACGACGGACGTTAATTCTATCAAGAGCACTTGGCTTTGTTTGTAGAGTTTTCTGTCCGAAGGCAACGATACCTTGGCCTGGGAATTGTGCAATTGGGTTGACTTTATTTTCGTACAACTCATCACGATTTGTTCTGTTCAGCCTTGTCTTAACATCGGTTGCGCCCGGAATACCACCACGATTCAATCCGGCTGGTGCGAACCATTCTGCCGATACACTGTCGTTGTAAGCAAATACCTCTGGTAGTACAACCGAAGGTGGTGCCCAAATGAACTTGTTTGTGTTTGTATTTAAGACCTTAACCCAAGGATACCAACCAGCAACATAGTTTGAATCAATCAACTGTGCAGTTGAATTTGCTGTTGCGATTGTGGCCCCATAACTAGCCAAGTCCATAATAAAGAAGCAATCTTGTCTATCTTCACAGATGTCAATTGCGTATTGGGAAATATATGGATGTTGTTCATAGTTGACGCCGGGAATAACCAAGAGATTAATGTCATAAGACTCTGGATTCTTAATCGAATCTAAAGCCCTCTTAAATGCTCTTGAACCTTCTGTCGAAGAGTTTGTCAAGTTGAATCCCTGACTGTTTGCGGCTGTTATGTTTTCGCCAATTGATTTTGTTCTATTTGGTTCAAACCCATCAAATCCACCTTGGAATGGAACCGTAAACTTACGGTATGTAATGTGAGCAGCATTTGTAATACTCAGATTACTTCCATCTACCTCATTTTCTTGAACGTTATCTAATGAGAATTCTGTGGTCGTGGAAGGAGCCGAAGTAGATCCGGTAACAGCAATATATGATATTGTACCACTTACACTGTTTGGAATTGGTGCAAGGAAACTTTGATTTGTAAAGTTCGTAGCTGTGTAATCAAATCCATAGAATTTTTTACTATCTCTAGTAGCACCCGTTTTATATCCACTGACCAAGGATGCTGATGTCCAAGCGGTTTGAACAACTTGAGCCGGAACAACACTTTCACTTGATACATAAACAGGTGCTCGTACTCCAGCAAACCCATATGGTAGAGCAATTTCTGGTAAGCTGTATGCGTCAGCACTCAATTCGATTCTGATATATTGACTTTGGTTTCTATAGTCACCAACATATCTGTATTCACTAGACACAGTATCCAACACAACCGAACTATTACCAATTCTTCTTGCGATAAAGTCGGAACTATCGGGATCTAATGTTAGGTTATCGTATTGTTCTAAAACTGTTGTATTAGTATCTGTATCACCGGCATCTCTAACTAATAGTGAGAATGTACCGAAAGATCCAGACTGTAATCTATATTTAATTGATTGAATAGATATTTTTATGTGTTTGTTACTATTCGATCCATCTGCCAACGTATGAACTTTGAATAGATCATATCGTGAACCACCAATCTCCTGTGATCTAATAAATGGAGTTGAAGCGTTTCCGTAAGAAGATCCACTAAAGTTTAGAACAGCGGACGAAGTTTCAATACGAATACTGTGCTCAGCACCCGCACCACCAGCAACAAGATCAATTGCGTTTGGAAAATATGCGTATGTGTATCCAGCCGACGTAGCGGTTGCACTAGTTGAAATCGACTCATTGATACTGTTTGCAAGCGATGCGGACGGAGTAACACTAGAGTATGAAGATGTTCCGGCCGATCCACTCAAAACAATACTTAAGGAATCAGTACCACTAACCGAAGCAGATACAATGCTTGATCCACTTGGGGTTGGGTGGAAAACAGCAAGAACCTGTTCTCCCTGTGATCCACTAGCAATTAATTTAGCGGACTGATAGGTTGTACCTTGATATCCATCTAATCCAAGAACACGAACAACCGTAGCGGACTGTGCTTCTTGAAGATAATTTTGAACTGTATATCCTAAATAGCTATATTCATCCGCTTTACCAAATCTATTCTCAAATTCAGTTTGACTATTAACAATTACTGGAACAAATGCTGGTCCTCTTTCCGCAACACCAACAAATGCACCACCAATGTTAGCCACACCCTGCTCTAAGAACGATAAGTCACGTTCGCGGGTGAATACGCCCGGGCTAACTACGCGCTCTGCCATACTCTATTCTCCATTAGGTAGTTTTTATTTCACCTGTTTCAATATCAAGTAACCCTTCACCATACTTTTCATTAAGCTGTTTAATAAAATTTTGTTCTTTTTCTAAACTAATTAAAAACTCATTTTGTAATTTTTGAATCAAATCATCCAAAACAGTTTTTTGTAAAAACATTTCACTTACTTTTTCTGTTATCAAAACGACGGTTTCACGATTATCTTTTACCTGCTTTAGTTCATCGTCACTTAACTTTGTCATAACTAAGCCTTTATATTAAAGTCCTTTGTATTATAAATATGTTTATGAATTTTCAAAATTAAGAATTTTCAATATCTTCACGAATTATTAATTTTCTAGGAGTAAACCTAGTTTGATTAACATTAATTGGCCTTCCATATTTATCAACCGTGTTTTCTGGTAGTAAATAAGCCTTTACAATCATCGTGAATTCTGATCTTACTAATCTATCTGCTTTTTCTGGCAATTGAATTGTATTTCTATACTCTAATACACTAGTCTTAAATTTATATTTTTCTCTTTCACCCCAATAATTTTCCACCTCAAATGAAATTTGTTCTACAAGGTGATTCATCTGTTGCATATATTCTGTCCAAACAATACAATTATAACTTAAATCATAAAAGTCGGGATATAATACTGAAACATATTTCTTGCTTGTTTCAACACTATTTAAAAGTCCAAATCTATCGTATTTGTTTCTGGGATTCCACTCAGTTGATGTAAAATCTTTTTCGTGATACTTGTTCACTGGGTTACTCAAATTATTTTTTCTCATACTATTACGAGAAATCATTAACAATGGAATTTGAAGTTTTCCCCTAACATCACGAAGCACACCATCTTTTCTAACGCTCTTCCATTTTTCAGGATTACCATACATGATTGGTACAGAAACCTTTTTATCATCCTGAACCACAGCTGGCTGAATAACATCTTCCATATACTTTATGATGGTGCTATCAATATCCATCAAAGATATGGAGACTTTCGTATCTTCTTCGGTTTTTGTATCCAACCCACGGTTTTGATATTGACCGTCAAGTTGTGCATTTTTCGTAAGGTTTATCTTATCACTCATACTTGCCTAGATTCAATTTGAATGTTACTTCTTCTTGTTAGGTGTGTCGAACATATAATAGATTGATTATATCCAACTCGTCCAGCAATCAACTGAACTTCTTGGACATTATCAATCTCATAAAAAGCATCATTATATCCAACAACATCCCCGATTTCTGGGTAAACGTGTCTTTCTTCTAAAATTCTGCGTACAAATCTAAATTCAACTTGTTGTGTTTGGTCCACACCAAAACCAGCATCAGTAATAACTTCATTTGTTTGGTAATCAATAAATGATGGAAGCTCTACACCATCATACGAAATTTTTTCAGTAGACTCACCATAAATGTTTGTATTGACATAGTTGAGATTTAGTTTATATAGAATTACTATTGTATCAACAATTTCAGATGCTAGCTCACGATTAACGTGTTGAAAGAATTCAAAGTCTCTACTACTAACAAATTTAGCCATATTACTTTACATAAATTGGAAGCGGAACCCGACCAATAATTTTAACTTGATTGTCAACCGACTCAGCTTGTAATTTCATTTGTTCGTGATAACCAGCCTTCATTAAGGTTTCCTGTAGTTCTTCGATCAAGTCTGCTTTTTCTTGAACAGCTTCTCGTCGGAGAAGTTCACCATCCATTCTAATATCTTGATTTGGAATAGGTACTCTTTCGTATTTAGAACGAATTAATCCAAGTAATTCTTTTGATAGAGCTAAGGTATATTTGTATATCCAAACCTTACCAATAGAATTGATATTATTGTAAGGTATGTGATCAAGTTGAACATTTGAAAGGTCGCTTACATAATCATTTGCACTGCCGGATTGTAGAACCGATCCTGTTTTCTCATTCTCAACATAATAATCAAAATATATTTCATAAGCAGTAGTTGGGATAGGAGAGATTCTTAACTTGTTGTCTGAAATCGTGAAGGTATAAATACTCTTTCTAATCATATCATTAATTTCAATAGCCTGAACTCTTAACATATCTTCATATGCTGGCATCATAACGAATGTAATAGCAGGTGAATACCCATCAAAACCAAACTCTGCAAATAAATTTGTGATTCCCAATCCCGTTGTTGAAAATGGATCATAATATCTAGCGAACGCAGGAGCTGCGTTATGAAAGACTTTTCGTATTTCTAAACTACGACCACTCTCACTAACATCTCCCCACAAAGATTTTAAATCATAAGAAGCTGTGTCGGCTGCTGTTGTAAAACTTCCTCGTTTTAACTCAACATTTCCACCAGAAAGAGCTTCAGATCCATAGTCTTTAGACAATTTAATAACTTGATTTAACGGTGTACCAATAATATTTCGTTGGGTCATATCATCATTAGTTGAATTACCCAACATATTGTACATATAATCTCTGGCCCTGAATTGATTAACTTGCTTTCCATATTCAATAACAGCTTCTTCAAAACAGGCATAAACTTGTTGATCTTGGAGTTCCACATCTAAAATTGGATACCCCAATCTACTCGCAACATAGTTTGCAACTTTTGGTCCGTCTGATTGGAATGTTGTTTCAGCATCAAAAATACCAAACGGAGTTAGTCCGTTTGGGTTTGATGGATTGCCGTCATAAGCTATATATTCGGGAGTAGTTGCCATTACAATTCTCTAGTAAATTTAATCCTTTTTATAAATAGTAAAGATAACCGCAAAAAGAAAGGGTGGGGGAAAAACCCCCACCCTTCTTGTCATTCAACTTCGAATGTTATCTGATTAGATTAACTCCAATCTGTCGATAACGATCTTACCGAAGAATTCTGGGCGGACGACCTTCTTAGCATAGCGGGTCATCACACCTCTTCTTGGCGTGAAGTTTGTTGGATCATAGACGAGTGGTGTCATGATCAACGGAATGTATGGAGCGTACACAGCACCTGTCTCCAAGAAGTTCGATCCACGGAAGCCCAAGAGAACAACATTTTCTGTCATATATGGGTTCTTGTAAATCGTGTAACGATTCTGGAACGAACCGACCTGTGTAACACCTGCGGCAAACTCCTGTCTGTCACCATTTGTTCCTGCCATGAAGCCTGGGATGGTTTCAAGGATTGTAGCAACTGTTGGAGAACAAACTGCGAAGTTTGCACCACCACGAAGAGTCAACTGATGGATTCTGTTAGAAACCTTCTGCATCTTCTGTCCTAGTGTCTGGAACCATGTCATGTTTGTCCATGCTGTTCCTGTGTTCACATTTGTGAATGCACCTGTTGCGGAATCATAAACTGATCCAACCTGTGCCGACCAGTAATCGGTCGTTGTTGCGTCACCAATAAGCATATCAAGAATTTCAAGATCAATTTCCAGAGAAATGTGATCACTCAACATGGCTGTTAACTCGGCCTCAGCATCAATACTGTGATAAGCATTGAGATCCTGAGCGAGTTCTGGCGACCAGACAGCTTTCAACTTACGTGTCTTAGCTGCGATTGTCTCACTACGTAGCGAGAGGTTCAGTTCTGGGATACTGATGTCTGAACCATCGGTGTCTTCGAAGTCACCGCGTTCAGCATTGGTTGGCTGTTGGTTATAGTCAACCGCTGCGATTGTACCACCAAGTGGTGCAACGAAGTTAATGTTAGAACCACTAACCTTTGTAAACTGTGGTAACCATGTAGCACCAAAGTCAACTCCCGAACCCGAAGGAACGAAAGAACGAACACCTACGAGATCTGGGCGAGTGAAGTCACTCTGAGGAATACGGTAGATACCATAAACCGTACCAGACGAGGTTGTTTCGAAATCAAGATCAGCTGCAGAAGCTGTTGTAGCAGCAGCATCACTTGGATCTGTGGTTGTTTGTTTCTTTGAGGAGTAACCAAAACGACCGGCGCCATATAGACCGTCGCGTGGAAGTGTACCACTACCACTTGTTACACCATAAACGGATTCACCAGAAGTACGGTCGCTCTGTGCTGTTCCGTACTGGAAGTCCATAAAGAAGACTAGTCCAGCTGGTAAATTCATTGGTTGAACTGAAACAAAGTTCTTGGAGGCAATTTGTCCAAGGACTTTACGAACTAATGGGAGAGCAACGCCTTCCCAATTTTCGTTTCCAGTTGAAGATGCTTCGTTAAGAAGCTGGCCTGCTTGGTTTTCAAGAAGAACGGCCATGCCGCTTCTCTCATGTCCATCAAGGCCTTCAAGAAGACCACTACCTTCCCACTTATCAGCCATTCTACGTGCTTCCTTAGATAGCTGTTGGTGAGCAGTAGAAGCCTCGTTTAAAAAGCTCTTAATATCGCTCATGTTTCAATCTCCAAAATTAAAAATTAAATGTTAAATTATAGTACTTTAACGCCTGCTAGTTCCTGCATTCTTCTGCGGAAACCAGACATAGCGTCTTCTTCGATAACCTCTGTCTTAGGAGCCGTCGAACCAACAACATTAGAAGCAATTGCTTCTGTAACAACTGTCTGAGCTGGAACGGTTGACTTCTTAGACTTAACAGGGATTGTAGCCTCACTTAATGTAGCGTAGAGAAGCTTAACCTCACGGAGAGTTGTAGCAAGATCAAATGTCTCAATGACATGAACTTTCTGCTCTTGTGTGAGTTCTCTGCTTTTGAACAACTTGTTTGTAAAGAGTAACTTAGCATTTAGAAGATTGACCTCATTGAGCTTGCTGCGAAGTAATTCAACTGCCTTCTGATATTCAGCCAACTCAGATTGTAGTCTTGCATTTTCCTCAGCCACTGTACTGTCATCCTCTTCCGACAGCTCGGCTTCGATCTCGCGAAGAATTGCGTCAATGTCGAGATCTTCCTCAACTTCTTCCTCGTCCTCTTCTTCTTCATCACGATCCTCTTCATCAAGATCTAGGTCAGCGATGCGTTGATCGTCATCGTCATCCTCACCCATATCTAGATCGGAGTCTTCCTCTTCTTCCTCTTCTTCATCGTCTTCTTCTTCATTCATAGCGTCAACTTCGGCTTGAAGTTCACGGAGGATAGCTTCTAAGTCTAGGACACCTTCATCCTGTTCCTCTTCTTCTTCCTCTTCTTCCTCTTCTTCCTCGTCCTCGTCTTCCATCTCTTCGGTGATCTCGTCATCTTCACTTACGACGGCCTCACCTTCTTCATCTTCATCGCCTTCCGCTATGACTTCTTCTGAAACCTCTTCTTCGGCTTCAGTTACAACTTCTTCTGAAACCTCCTCTTCGGCTTCAGATACAACTTCTTCTGACTCTGCTTCAACTGACTCACCAACTTTAGCATAGCCATGAGCATCTTGACCTTTGTGGGGATCGTGTGCTTCGTCAACCTCATCTACCTGCTTAAGAGCATTTGCAATCTCTTGCTTGATGGTAGGTGTGATCGACTCCTCAAGCTGAATCTTTGCGTTAGCAATAGCTGTCTCACGGACACGCTCTGCATCAGCAATTGCTTGCTTGAGTAAATCATTAGTAAATTCTGCCATTGTATGGACCTCACTTTACATAAAAAAGATTATTAGGAATCTTTACTTGGTTTATAGAAATGCAAAAAATCACCTAAGAATAGGTGTAATCTTATAATAAGTAGTATATATTTTCTGAAAACGTTAGTTATTATTGTATTTTTTTCGGTTTTGTTCGCGCTTCTCTTCTTGGATGCGGCGACGGATGGCTTGTTCTTTTTCTGTTGTACGTTGTGAATGATCAAATACCATTACTTTTTCCTAAACTTGTCCAGTCCTTTTATTCCTAGTGCGGCACTGCACACAAGGAAAACCAAATATTGATACCAGTCCGGCAGTTCATTCAATCGGTCAAAGCCATTTTTAACCACCTGTTCCATGCCCGGAATGAAAACTAAAATTACGGGAATCAGTATAATCACCGTGACGATTTCATCTTTGATTGAAGATTTTGTAGACTCAGCCA